TAAAACGTGGGACATGTTTAAACAGTTTACGTCCGAAATGCTTTGGCATTTTAGAAAGCCCGATATTGATAATTTGGTCAAAGCGCTCTTTGACAGTATTTCAAAAGCTGGTTACAACAAGGTTGATAAGAAGGGTATCGTCTGGACGGATGACAGTATTGTTTGCGATTTAAGAGCTAGCAAGAAGTACAGCCCTAACCCACGCATCGAATTTGAAATCAAGGAGCTTGAATGAACAGCAAACGACAAAAGAAGGAGATTAATCGAGCTATGAAATATAAAGTTATCGTGTACTACGACAACATGGAAGACAGTGAGCAAGTCTTCAGCAATAAGAACGACGCTATTAATGAATTGCACAGATTGAGACTGAAATATCGCAATGCACGAAAATATAAGGTAGAAATGGTGGAATGTGATGGTAATTAAAACACGAGAGGTATACACAGAAACAGGGGATAAATGCAGTATTGATATGGCTATCAACATGTACTTGTCATCGGGGTATGTTGAGGAATTAATTGATATTAAATACCAGATGGTAGCAATAGACGTCGGGGACAGGACTATAGTTCGAACGTCTGCGTTGATAATTTACAAGGGGTGATAGAATAATGGCTAAATTTATTAGAGTCACAAACATTAATCAAGGAATTGATATAGACACAATTTTAAATGTCGATGACATCGGGCATATCTCTATTGGGCCTAACGTAATTTTTGTAAAAACGCCGTTCGCAGACGGGACGAACCGAATTTATGTAAGAACCGAAGAGATTAAGAAGTTAGAAAAGATTTTACTAGGAGAAGAAATTGATGATTAGAACGAAGTATTTACGTGAGGAAACTGACACTCTTAACCATCTAGGAATTGATAAATTAATCAATGATTTTCTTGCAAAAACCCAAATATAGAAATTATTGATATTAAATATCAATCTAACGTGGCGGTAGCAATCTATGAGCATGACTTTTGCAGAACGTATGATATATCAGCACTGATTATTTACAAGGAGAACTAACGATGATGAAAAGAAATGAAGCAGTACAGAAGCTAGCAACAGTAGGACGCCTTTCAATGGCCCATGCTGAGGACTTATATGATTCGATTATTCCTAAACCAGTAGTTCCGAAGTACGTGGCGGATTGGTTAAAGGATAACGATTGGCGAGAAGATACTTCAGGAACACAAACTATCTTTGATGTTTTCGATAATTTAACCCTCGACGCAAGCAATGGCTATTATAAAGACGTGAAGGAGTGGGTTAAAAGCAACGGAAACATCTTAGCTCAAGCGTGGGTTAACGGCTACACGGTCGAGAAAGAGCCTAGATATACGGTTAGGATTAAAGTTACTAATCAGTATTTATGCAATGACGGAATAGGGCCTCATTTTAGTCCGGGTTTTAGAACTGATTTTACAAAAACCGACCTCGAAAAATCAGGCTTCGGCTGGGTATTCGACTGCGAAGGCGTGGAAGTTGAGGAGGTGGAGTAGGTGGCAAGATTTATCGAAGTGGAACCTATCAATTTTGGTGGTGGTAAAAAGAAAATGTTGATTAATGTTGAAAAAATCGACTACGTTCAACAAGAAGATAACGAAGGTGCAACAGCGCTACATTTATCTGACGTCCCACTAGATTATTTTGGTGAGAAAGATTTATTCCCCAAAACGCTGTATGTGGCAATTCCATTTATATTTATATCTGACGAAATAACGAGTACTAAGGAGGTGGAATGAATGAGCAAGAGAGTACAGGCTACAATTTCTAATGATCTGTTCGCACACATCTTAGTTTTGAAAGAGTACGGAGATTACAAAAGTTTATCAGCTCTAGTGGAGGAATCGCTCGAAAGAACATTATCTGAATATAACAAAATTCAAAGTTTTAGAGACTATTTAAACATGAGGAAGCACAATGAATAATCTTAGAAATCTACGAAAGCAGAAAAATTTAACCATCGTCGAGGTAGCTGAAAAAATAGGAGTGCTAAAACCGACTGTTTTAAGTTGGGAACACGGAACCAGTCAAATCAGCATGGGTAAAGCCAAAAAGCTAGCTGAGTATTTCGGAGTTAGCGTTGGCTATCTGCTAGGACTTGATACACCAACAAAGGACGGCATCCCAGCGCTTATCGATAAAATCAACAAGTGGGCTATTAGTCATGGACTAGACAAAGGTAATCCTAAAATCGAATGGATGAAGGTTACTGAGGAGGTAGGCGAGATTAGAGACGTGTTTCTAAAGCCACACGATTTCGCTGACCCAGAATGGTCGCTAAAAGACGCTATAGGCGACTCTATCGTAACGCTAGTAGTTTTATGCTTGCAGCTTGGCTACGACGTAGAGGAGTGCCTCACAATAGCTTACAACGACATCAAGGATAGAAAGGGAGTAATGATTGATGACAACTTTGTTAAAGAGAAAACGAGAGAATCAGCTAATAGTATCGACGATTCTGCTAGTGCTATCGCTGGCGATTAACATTGGTACAGTGGTTTGGGTAGTCAACCGACCTATTGAGATGGTACTTATCCACAAAACAGATAACGCAGTGGAGCTACATGGCAAGGTCACTGGAAAATCCATGGTAGGCAAGCTCTACACGATTGATTGCGGAGCGTATGGGAAATTCCTTGTTAGCAAGGAGCAGTATGACAGCGTAAATGTTGGGGATGACATCCCTAGCTATTTGAAGGAGAGAGGACAATGATCCCAAAATATAGAGCGTGGGATAGAGAAACGAAATCCATGAACGGCATGGCAGAGATTTACAGAAATAGAAAACAAGAAATAGAACTGCATCCGAGAGATGAAAATATTATCCTCATGCAATCAACAGGATTGAGAGATAAGAACGGCAAAGAAATCTTTGAAGGAGATGTTTTGGAAACAAAAGACGGACTGTTGGATGGTGTAGTCGAGTACAGAACCGATTTAGGTATGTGGACGAATAGTTTGTTTAGATACAATAATTTCGAACGCTTGTGCAATGTTGCTGATTCAACGTACATCATCGGCAACATCTACGAAAATCCGGAATTGTTGGAGGCGAACTAATGCCTAGTAATTACCCCAACGCTGGGCTGACCGAGGAGCTATTCCAACGGTTAGTCGACGAATTTAACAAGCTAAAATCGGAGCATAATAGAACGCTTACCAAGCACATTCAAGAGATAAAAAAGTGCGACCGTCATCAAGCTAGGAAATATTCCCAGAGATTCGACAATGTGGTTAAAGAGCGTTCGAGACTGTCGCCCGCAACTTTAAACGATATGCGAGAGTTCATCTCAGACAATCTATTCGACGACTTGCATGCTTATCTGTCAGAGCACTATTCTGGTAAGCATGGCACAGGTCGCCAAGAAGTCGATAAGACTAATGCAGGGCTTACCGAGGAACTATTTCAACGTTATCGCAAGGAAGTAGAAGCGTTAAAAGCTACTTATCCAAACAGTATCGTGGCACATATCATGGAAATTAAGGGTTGTTCGAAGAAAGAAGCTAAGAACATCTACAGTGCTATCAATGCACTCTATGTAGAACGTGTTGTTCTAACACCTCGTAAGGTAATTCGGTTAGAAGGATTGCTATCCAGAGAGCTATTCAGCGAGATAGCTAAGTATGTATTCAATCACTACGAGTGGCCAGAGAGTCTAGATAGTGAAATTGACCGTATCACTCTTGAATATCGTACCAAAGGCGAGGTAGGTCGTAATAAGACCAGTGTCAAACGTGCACTGTATACAGCACTAGCTATGGGCTTGTAGCGGTTCGAATCCGCTATAAGTTATTGCCAGTAAATAAAAAATTAGAATCGAGGAACCTTTTTTATTTTGTTACCCTAGCCTTGCATAGCTGGTGGCAGGGCTAAATATAACGTATGGGAGGTGTTAGCCTAATCCTTCTTTATTCTTGTATAAAAAAAGACCCAGACTAATGCCTAGGACTGTTCAAACGCTAATAATATTATTATACCATAAAGGAAAGTAATTTATGAGAACAGTTGAACGACTGCAACGAATCAAAGCGCTTGATAGATATATTGACAGTCAGATAGAACAGATTAAACGACTGGAATCGCAAGCGCTAAAAGTAACGGCTAGTGCTATGCAGACTGATATGGTCCAAGGGGGCAAACGTAAGGGAAAGGATGATATCTATGTGGAGCTTATGACAGCTCGTGAAGAAGTAGAACGGTTTACTGCTGAAGCTATCAAACAGAAACTAGAGTTTCGCCGTCAAATAGCAGAGGTGGGGGATATAGATGCTAGGTCCCTGCTGCAAATGGTTTATATAGACCAGCTGGATATCTGGCAGATATGCGACCGCATGGGCTATAGTAAAGCTACCTACTATGTGAAGCTAAGACAAGCTGAGAAGTATTTGGACTAATCTGCATTAGTCTATACCAATCTATAGTGCATCATACTCTAGTCATGGTAGTATAGTATTATCGAATCAGAAGGACACATCAGTGTTCTTCTTTTATTTTTATCTGAAAGGAGGCATGCCAATGCCTATGGTCAGACGATGTAATGCAGAGGGGTGCCGTGCCTTAGCAGAGAGACCAGCACACTACTGTACTACACACAAGGACATGGAAGCAGCATACACACAAGAGAGACAGAGATACTCACGCACAAGATACAACACACGAGTAAGGAACCGAGACGATGAGAGCAAGGAACGCTATGCATTCTATCGTTCAAAGACTTGGTCTTCTATTCGTAAGATAGCTTTGGAACGTGATAACTATCTGTGTCAGTATTGTCTAGCGTTGGGTGTGACCACACCAGACGCACGCATAGGCGACCACGTAACACCCGTTGAAATAGCTCCAGAACTTAGAACTGAAATTTCAAACGTAGTAGCTACATGCAGAAGCTGTGATAACACCAAGAGGACTTTGGAACAAGAAATATATGGTACTGGTCAAAATAGAACAAAACAGAACACCGAGCTACGACTTTCCGTGGCAACGTGGGCAGATTTAATAGCCCGCAAAAAAGAGGACGTTGTTAAACCCCTCTAATAAGCCCATAGCACGATTTTATAATAAGGGTGGTGTAATAACCCTCGACCCGATTTAAAATTAACCCCGCCCCCCTTTCTCGTGCCAAGGAGAGCCGCCACAAGGTGTTTTCTTACACCGCACGCCAATTTTGAGGGTTTTTACAAGGGTCTATTTTTGATTTAGGAGGTGAGAAAATGGCGAATAAGTCACCAGCTAAACGGAAACCGTTTTACGAGCAAAATGACCGCTTTCTACCCATTGACCCACCGAACTATCTAGGAACGGTGGCAAGGACGGTTTGGACCAAAATCATTCCGTTTTTAAAAGCAACGGAAAAGGTCGAGCGTATCGATACCTTTCTAGTGGAAACCTACTGCACGACATACGAGATTTACAAGAAAGCTTATGAGGACGTTAAAGAAAACGGTATCCAAACCGAGATTATTAAATATATCCAGTCTCCCGGAAGTGGTGAGATTTTAGGTGAACAATCAATGGGATTTAAAAAGAACCCAGCAGTTGCGACGATGAAAGACGCTGCCGAAACCCTTAATAAAATAGGGATTCAGCTAGGATTGACCCCTAAGGGACGGGCGGAATTGGCTGAAATAGCTGGAGGTCAAGCTGACAACACATCTATGAAGGATAAGATGGCAGCATTCTTTAAATAAAGGAGGTAAAACATGCAAGAGATTGATTTAACCAAATCAAAAGATGTAATCGGTGCTTATAATAGCATCGATTTTTCTTACGAACGAAAAACATATACTGACTATGGCACACAATACTGTTTTAACGTGCTAGATGGCAAGATTGTCGCTGGCTATAACATTCAACTAGCATGTTTCCGACACCTTCGAGACTTGCAACGACAAGGACAAGATGATTTTCCTTATGTCTATTCAATTGACGCTTTTAACCGCTTCTTGAAATTCTTATCATTAGTGCCAAACGTTGATGATCTAAGTCAAAAACTAGAGCCTATGGATTGGCAATATTTCATATTTGCCCAACTCTTTGCGTGGTTTGACTTGGACAATGTGCCAAGGTTTTCAAATATCATTATCTCCATTGCTCGTTCACAAGGTAAAACAATGATAGCCGGCATTTGCCTTAATTTCTCTTATTTAATCGAGATTATAGGCCAAAGTAACCAAGACTTCCTTGTTAGCTCGTTAAACTTTGATCAAACGATGAAACTGTTTACTTATGTCAAATCTATGATGGCTAGAATCATCGAGAATGAGCCGTTTAAGTCGCTAGCAGACGAAACACAAGTCCAGTTATATTCACGAGAGATAAAATCACTCGTGGATGCTAACACCATCCATACTATTTCGTTTGAATCTGGTAAATTTGATGGTAAACACTTTAAATTAGCCGTGGCCGATGAAGTCGGTGAACTTAGAACGGATGAAGGTATTTCTAAAATCACATCTGGACAAGTTAATACCGAGGGATCACGCTTTATTGAAATTTCAACATCTTACCAAACGCCCGATGTTCCATTTCATCAAGAGCAAAAGAAATTGATTGAGATCATGGAACGTGACTTTGACAGGTCTGGTGATGACCAGTTATGTCTAATCTGGTCGCAAGATAATCTGGAAGAAGTTTTTAAACCAGAAACGTGGGCAAAGAGTAACCCACTACTTAACCATCCTCAACTAAAGGATGGCTTGATGAAGGGGCTACTTTCCGAGCGTGATAAAAAGCTACTCATGGGTAAACTTGCTGATTTTCAAGTTAAGAACATGAATTGTTGGTTGTTGGCAGATAGCAATAGCTTCCTTGATTTAACAGATATTGAAAATGCAGTCGTTGATGAATTTAACATCAAGGGCAAGCGTGTCTATGTCGGACTGGATGCGTCTATGTTCAGTGATAACACGGCTATTGGTTTCGTATACCCCTACGTTACTGAAGATGGTGGCCAGAAATGGCATGTAGAGCAACACAGTTTTATCCCTTGGCAACAAGCTGGTTCACTAGAAGCTAAAATGGAGCAAGACGGTGTCAATTATCGAGATTTAGAAACCAAGGGTTTTTGTACGATTACAAGCCACCCACAAGGGCTTATCAATCCAGAGGAGGTCTATCGCTGGTTCTGTGAGTATGTGGAAGATAATCAGCTTGATGTGGTCTTCTTTGGCTATGACGCTATGGGAGTGTCAAAGATTATCAAGGCGTTGGAATCTAACACTAGTTTCCCTATGATGCCGATTAGACAACGCACAAGCGAATTGAAAGACCCTACAAAATTCCTTCAAACGCTCTTTATCGAGGGGAATATCACTCGCCTTGATGATGAAATAATGCGAAAAGCCTTGATAAATGCGGTAATTAAGGAAGATAACATCGGTATTCAAGTGGACAAAATGAAATCGACCTATAAGATTGACGTTGTGGACGCTCTTATCGATGCTTTTTATGATGGTATGTATGCGTTTGAAGACTACGCCATCACCAACAATCCAACGTGGAAGGTCGAACACATGAGTCAAGAGGCTGTCTTAAATTGGCTAAAAAACCCAGATAGTGGGCTATTAGAGGAGTATTAATACATGATTTTGAAGTTTTTAAAGGCAATTTGGGCAGTTTTTGACATTTTGATGTTCATTTTAGCTGCAATTTCGCTTAATTTGACCACTTACCACATTGGCTATGTGTGGTTTGGCATTAGTATGACAATCACATTTGTACTAGCTGGGCTAGTGAGTGAATTAGCTAGCAAGAAAGGCTAGAAAGGAGGTGATAATAATTGCCGATATTTAATTTAGCGACCGAAAGCCCACCGAGTAACCAAGGGGGCTTTTTTGATATCACTGATCCAGAGTTTTTAGCTACTTTAAACGGTAGTGAATGGGTGTCAGCTGAAACCGCTCTTAAAAACTCGGACCTATTCTCTATTATCAGTCAGCTATCCAATGACCTTGCGACTGCTAAGTTAACGACTAGCAGGAAGCAGTTACAAGGAATCGTTGACAATCCGTCAAATAACGCTAACCGTTTCAATTTCTATCAGTCTATCTTTGCTCAAATGCTATTGGGTGGAGAAGCCTTTGCGTATCGCTGGCGAAACGACAATGGCCGTGATATGAAGTGGGAGTATTTAAGACCGTCTCAAGTCTCTTTCAACAGATTGGACAATCAGAATGGTCTCTATTACAACATCACGTTTGACGACCCACGCATACCACCGAAACAGCACGTACCGCAAAGCGATGTTTTACATTTTAGACTGCTTTCTGTTGATGGTGGTCTAACAAGCGTAAGCCCGTTGATGGCTCTAGGTAGAGAATTGAACATTCAAAAAGCCAGTGATAGGCTAACGCTTAATTCCCTTAAGAACGCCCTAAATGCTAATGGCATTTTGAAAATCAAGGGTGGCGGTTTGCTCGATTTCAAAACTAAAGTCTCACGTTCTCGACAAGCGATGAAGCAAATGCAAGGTGGTCCGTTGGTACTGGATGATTTAGAGGACTTCACACCTCTTGAAATAAAATCCAACGTGGCCCAACTACTTAAGCAAGCAGACTGGACGACCGGACAATTTGCGAAAGTCTACGGTATCCCAGAGAACGTTGTTGGAGGGCAAGGTGACCAACAATCATCACTAGAAATGAGCTCGAACGTGTATGCCAAAGCGGTATCACGGTATTTAAGACCATTTCTCAGTGAGTTGTCTCAAAAACTTTCATGCGATGTCGATGCGGATATTTTTCCAGCGGTTGACCCGACTGGTGCCAACTATATCAGCCGTGTCAATAGCATGGTTAAGACTGGTACACTCGCACAAAATCAAGGCTTGTATATTTTGCAACAAGCGGAGATTTTGCCTAAAGAGTTGCCAAAGGGCGAAAACCCTAACCATACCACATTGAAAGGAGGTGAGACAAATGGGCAAGATTGATATTAAAGGCGATATTGTAAGCGATGATGTTGGCTCTTTCTATGAGTGGTTTGGAATGTCTAGCACTTATCCTAAATTGGTGCAACAAGTCATTGATAACGACCAAGACGAAGAAATTACGCTTAATATTGCTTCTAATGGTGGTGATGTGTTTGCAGCAAGCGAAATCTATACAATCCTTAAATCAAGTGGCAAGCGTATTGTGGTCAACATACAAGGGCTTGCGGCTAGTGCTGCGAGTGTCATTTCTATGGCTGGCGATACCGTGCGTATCAGTCCAACGGCACATATCATGATTCACAAAGCGTCAACTGGTATCGTTGGTAATAGTGATGACCTAGAGCATCAATCAACAGTATTAAATAGCATTGACGAATCAATAGCTTTGGCTTATGAAATGAAAACTGGTCTTAAACAACCGGAATTACTTGATCTTATGGCTAAAGAGACATGGCTTAATGCTAAAACTGCCGTTGATAAAGGCTTTGCGGATGAAATCATGTTCTTCGACAACTATGAAGAAGAAATCATGGTTACTAACGCCACACATCAACTACCAAGCAAATCAGCAATCGCTAAATTCAAGAACATGATTGCTACACCTAAAACCAATTCGTTGCGTGAGCAGAAATTGGCTATTTTACTTGAAAAATGAAAGGAAGATGATTGATGAAGACATCAAATGAATTGCACGACCTTTGGGTTGCACAAGGCGACAAGGTCGAAAATCTTAATGAAAAACTTAACGTAGCTATGCTTGATGATTCAGTTACTGCTGAAGAATTGCAAGCAATCAAAAACGAGCGTGACACTGCAAAAATGAAACGTGACATGTTCAAAGAACAGTACACTGAAGCTCGTGCTAGCGAAGTAGCTAACATGACTGAAGAAGAAAAACAACCATTGACTAAAAACGAAGAAGAAGTTAAAGACGCTTTTGTTAAAGACTTCAAAAACCTCGTTCGTGGTCGCTACCAAAACTCGCTTGATTCTAAAACAGATGGAACTGGTGCCGATGCTGGATTGACTATCCCACAAGATATTCGTACAGCTATCAATACTTTGGTTCGTCAATACGATTCATTGCAAGAGTATGTAAACGTTGAAAACGTAACTACTCTTACTGGTTCTCGTGTATACGAGAAATGGGCTGAAATCACTGGCCTTTCTATGATTGATGATGAAGCTGGACAAATCGGTGCTAATGATAACCCTAAATTGTCACTTATCAAGTACGCTATCAAACGCTATGCTGGTATTTCAACAGTAACTAACAGCTTGCTTGCTGATTCTGCTGAAAATATCCTTGCTTGGTTGTCTAGTTGGATTGCAAAAAAAGTTGTCGTCACTCGCAATAAAGCTATCTTGGATGTTATTGCAACGCTCCCAACTAAACCAACATTGGCTAAATGGGATGACATCATCGACCTAGAAGCTAAAGTTGATCCGGCAATTAAACAAACTTCATTCTTCTTAACCAACACTTCAGGATTCACTGCTCTTAAGAAAGTTAAGAACGCTATGGGTGACTACCTCATGGAACGTGACGTTAAATCACCAACTGGATACTCAATCGACGGTTTTGCAGTTAAGGAAGTTTCTGACCGTTGGCTTGCTAATGGTGCAGCTGGAGTTATGCCACTTTACTTTGGTGACTTGAAGCAAGCGGTAACATTGTTTGACCGTCAACACTTGGCACTACTTTCTACAAACATCGGTGGTGGTGCGTTCGAAACTGACACTACTAAAGTACGTGTTATTGACCGTTTCGACGTAGTTAAAACAGACGAAGAAGCGTTTGTGCCAGCGTCATTTAAAGCGATTGCTGACCAAAAAGCCAATCTTACTGCCGGAGCTTAATTTAGGAGGTAAGCAATGAGTGTATCTAAGGAAACCATCATGCAGACCTTGAATCTGGATGAGACAGACGACACTGCACTCATTCCAGCTTACATTGAATCGGCTCAACAGTACATTATCAACGCAGTCGGTGGTGATAAGAAATTCTATGACCTTGAAAGCGTGGAATCTCTATATGACACGGCTGTAATAGCCCTCACAAGCTCATATTTCACCTACAGAGTGGCTCTAACAGACACGGTGACTTATCCTGTCAATCTCACTTTGAATAGTATAATCGGGCAATTGAGGGGCTTATACGCAACGTACAGCGAAGAAAGAGGTGACTAATGCCTAAAGTTAGATATTTACCTTCAGACTTTCGTTTCAAGGCTGATTTTGGTACATACCAAAGCACCCCTAACAAGTTTACGGGTGTGAGCGTGCCAAAGTTTGTTAAACAGTTTACATTGCACTATAAGCCTCATACTCGCACACTCAATCAAGAGTATTTAGCCCAGCAAAATGGTGAAAGCGATACACGAGTGATTATTATTCGCCATAATGCCAAAGTGATTGAAGGTCAAGTCGCTGTTTTAAATGGCACTCAGTATGATATTGTGCGCGTGAGTCCAAACGAAAACTTTGGGCTTAATCGCTACGACTTTCTGACTTTGAGAAAGCATAAGAAAGTTGGGTGATAGCTTATGGTAGGGCTTGATGAAGCACTAGAGGGCTGGCTTGAAACAGTAGCCAGTATTGGTGATTTAACACCGGCGGAACAATCTAAAATAACAACCGCTGGTGCGAAAGTGTTTCAAAAGGAACTGGAAGAAGTTACTAGGCAGAAACACTACTCAAACAAAAAAGATTTGAAGTATGGGCACATGGCTGACGGTTTATCTGTCCAATCCACTAATGCGGATGGCAGAAAAAACGGTGTGGCAACCGTAGGCTGGAAGAATAATTACCATGCACAAAATGCCAGGCGATTAAATGACGGGACTAAGAAATATCGTGCTGATCATTTCGTTACCAATGTCCAAAACGATAGCACTGTACAGAAAAAGGTGCTATTAGCAGAAAAAGCGGAATATGAAAAATTCATCCGTAGAAAAGGAGGACAGTGATTAAGTGTTAGCAACCGTAAAACTAAAAGAGTTGATTGACGGCAAAGAATTTGGTGAAATAAGCGAAGTATATGCAAACAACTTGCCTAAAGAGCTCGAAGAAAATACCGATAAGACAATCGTTTTGCTCACTGAAAGCAATCCATCCCTTGACTTAAGCGGAAACAATACCTTTTTCAGTAAAACAGATAGAGTAGAAGTCCAGATTTTCTACAAGGCTGATATCGATTTCGATATTGAAGCCTTTGAAATGGAACTATTGAAGTTTCTAAAATCTGAACATTATTCAATTACAGACATGAGAGAGCATAGCATAGACCCCGATACGTTACAGATTACGGCGGTCTTTTTTGTTGCTCTCGATAAATTAATTTAACAAAGGAGAAATTACTATATGGCAATTGTAGGTTTGAAAATGGTTCGCCTTGCTTTGGTTGACTCTAAAACCCAAAAACTCATCAAAGGCAACGATGGCCTTTCAACTGATGGCGTGATTGAAGTTGATTCAAGCATGCTTGGTACTCGTACCGCTAACATTTCTAACTTGGAAGGACAAGCTACTAAGGTTCCTGGGAACAACCAAACACAAGACGTTATGGTTGCGCCAGGCTCACCAACAGTAGCGTTTGACTTCAATAACCTTGATTTCGACACCAAACAAAAACTACTTGGATTCCGTCCTGACAGCAAAGGTGGTTATACGAAGGACGGTGAGAAACCACATGTAGCGGTGTTGATTGAATCTGAAACACTTGACCGTAAACACTCAGTATTTTTTGGTTTTGCTAACGGTATCATGCAAGAAACAACTCAAAACGTTGCAACAGATACTGATACTGCCCAAACTCGCCAAAACGATAACATGACATTCAGTGCCTTGTCAGCGGATGCGTTTGGCAATGAACCATTCAAGAAATATTTCTCTGGTTCATCAACTTTCGATAAAACTAACATGTACAAAGAAGTATTTGGTGGATATGCACTTACAGGGGCTGGCGTATCCCCTCAATAATTTGCAAGAGGTCGGGCTCATGGCCTGACCTCTATTTTTGTTAAAAAGGAGTAAAGATAAATGGAAATCAGAACTATTCAAATCCCAGAAATCAGCAAAAAAGCCTTCAAGGTGACAACAAGCAACCGCAATGTCTTGCGTATGCACGAGTATCAACTTGCTGTGCTTAAAACCAGCGACACTGTCGAAGAAGGTGATACACAAGAGCAAGCACAAGCAAGCTTTACTATTCTCAAAGAAATGCTTAGCTTTATCCGTGCCATTCTCAACTTGGATGATGAAGCCTATGACAAATTGCTTGATTTGGACAATGAGCGTACACAGCAAATTGCTGAAAAATTGGTCGGCTATATGTACGGTTTGACGGACGAGCAACTTGAAAACGCTGCTGGTGAAACTGACCCAAAAGACTAAAATCTAAAGGCGAACAGATTTTTGATTTAGAAAATCGCATTGAAGATTTAAAAATCATTGCTAAAAAATCAATCCAAGGTTTTGGGTGGACACTAGATCAGTATTATGACACTGATTATTACGAGCTGATGAAAATCTTAAATGCTAAAGAGGAAGAAGATAGAATGGTTGACCCAACATCTTTACTCTAATTTTTAAGGAAAGGAGGAAAATACATACATGGCAAAAGTACAAGCTACCATGTCCACGGAAATCGCCTTGGATACGCTACAAGCGGCCAACTCGATTAAGCGGTTAACTCAGTTAGTCAATAGCTCTACGAACGCATGGAAGGCACAAGAAAGCCAAATGCGTAGCGCTGGAGACTATCTAGGCGCAGCACAAGCTAAGTACGATGGTTTGGGTAATGCTATCCAAAACCAACAACATAAGATTGAGAAACTGAAACAAGAGCAGTCTCAACTTAAAGGAAGCACTGCTGAAACCGCTGAACAGTACCTTAAGTACCAACAACAGATTGACCAAGCTACTACACGCTTGGCATCGTTGGAAACTCAACAAAGGCAAGCTAAGAGCAGTCTGGATTATCACAGGTCTGGGCTTGCTGAATTGCAAAGAGAGTACAAGCTACAAAACGAAACTTCCGATGCTTATATCAAGCGTTTAAAGGCTGAAGGTAAGGAAGATGAAGCTAGGGAAGAACAACTCAAGCAATACAAAGGTTCTATTACTAACTTAAACAAGCAGTATGAGACCCAAAAAGAAATGCTTGAGCGTGTGGCAAAACAATCCGGAAGGACAAGCGATGAATATCGCAAACAAAAGCAACGTTTGGATGAAACCGCCACAAGCCTTGCACATACTCGCAATGCTGCCGATAAGCTGAATGGTGAGATTGAGCAAAGCCAACGGTCTAGTTCACTTATCGGACGCTTGAAAGATAGCTTTAAACGTTTAGGCAGTGAAGTCAGTGAGACTGAAACAAAAACCTCACGTTTAAAAGGTATTTTTGGGGCTACGTTTGCAGCTAACTTGATCAGCAACGGTTTCCAAAACGCTTTGGGGGCTATCAAGGGTAAATTTGACGAAATCGCACAATCCAGTGCCGAATACGTCAAATACCAACAAACCATGAATGCCACTTGGCTAACCTTAACGGGTAACGCTGAAGAAGGTAAGAAAATGGTCGATATGACCAACCAAATGGCACAAGCAGCAGCCAACTCAACCGAAATGGTTGACGGTATGAACCAGAAATTCTATGCCGTAACTCACAATACCGAGTTGACCAAGCAGCAAACGCAAGCCATCTTGACATTGCAAGATGCGTTTGGTCAGACCGATGCAGCCGTTGAGAATTTCGCCACTCAGTGGGCTCAAATGATCGCCAATGGTAAGGTTCAGGGGCAAGACATGATGTCTATCATCAATGTCTTCCCAGAAATGAAGAACCAGTTGAAAGAAGTTGCTGGGCAAGAATTGGGCATTGCTAACATGACCCAAGAGCAATATGCCAAGTTGCAAAGCGATGGTAAGATTACCGCTGAAATGGCTCAAAAAGCCTTGTTTGAGTTGCAAGACAAGTACAAGGATGCTACTGCTAACTTCTCTACTACCATCGGTGGTCTTGAAAGAACTATCCAATCTCGTATGCCAGCGGTAGTTGCTGCCTTCCGTGACCCAATCGATAAAATGAAGAATCCGTTCTTGCAACAAATTGGGAACTGGGTTGCAGACCCTAACACTGAAGGGAAGTTCAAAGAACTTGGGGAGCATGTTTCTAAAGGTCTGGGAACTATCATGGACGCCTTTTCTAAAGTGTTCAACCTTGGTAATGGTACAGATAAGCTTAATGGCTTAATGGACGGCTTAAACAACGTTGTCGATAAAGTTAGTCAAAGTATTGCTAATAATGCACCTAAGATTGTCGCTTTCTTCAAAGAAGTTAAGGACAGCATAGGACCATCGCTCAGTATCGGTAAAGAATTTGCTAGTGGGGTCTGGGAAACGGCTTTAGGCATGATTAAAGGTGTTGCTGGTGCGTTAGGAACGATGGCTGGAAACGGCAAAAAAGCTAAAGCCCCAGTCACATCATTGTCCAAGGCTTTGGGCGGTATTGCCGAACATAAGACGGCTATTAAAACAGTCGGTTCTTTATTTGCTACCTACTTCGTGAGCGCTAAAGTAGCCTCTGGAGTGATGAACGTTGTGAAAGCTATTAACGCGGTGAAGAATTCAACGTTAGCAATGACTGCTGCTCAAAAAGCTTCGGCAGTAGCTCAAAAAGCGTGGAATCTAGCTATGGCTTCCAACCCTATCGGTTTGATTGTGGTTGCAGTAACTACCGCTGTCGCTGCCTTGGTAATGCTTTACAAACACAACAAAAAGTTCAAAGCCTTTGTAGACGGCATGTTTAACGCTGCTAAGAAAGCCTTTGGTAAAATCTTCAAAGTTACCAAAGAAATCTTTGGTAAGATCATTGATTTCTTCAAAAAGGACTGGAAACAAGTCCTTTTATTTATTGCCAATCCTATTGCTGGAGCTTTCGCTTTAATTTACAAACATAATAAGAAATTCAAGAAATTCGTTGACGGTATTGTTAAAAATATCAAAGACGGTTTTTCTAACGCTGGCAAGTGGCTCGGTAAGACGTGGGATGGCATGAAGAAGACCTGGACGGGTGCGATGGATTCAATGACCAAGAGCACTAAGAAAGGTTTTGAAAAAACCAAGACTTATTTTACTGGTGGTGAAAAAGGCATTAAAGCTTTTGCTAACACCGCTAAGAAGTTGCTTGTAATCTCTAATCCAGTAGTAGCTGGGTTTGAGTTGATGTATAAGCATAACAAGCCATTCAAAAAGTTTGTTGATAGCACCGTGGACCATGTCAAGGATATGGCTAAGGGCGTTGCAAAACACATGACTAGCCTTAAGAAAGATTGGTCTGATAAGTGGGACAACGTCAAGAAATTCGCATCAAAAACGTGGGAAGGTATCAAGGGTAATGCCACGGAGGCCATGACCGCCCTCGGTAAGGATATCGATAAACACCACAAAGGTATCAATAAGAATTGGTTCGATGGTTGGGATAACTCTAAAAAATTCTTATCAAAGAAATGGGATGAAATTGGGGTGTTGACACAAGAGAAATTTGGTGTCAACATTACCAAGCTAATTACCGACGCATTGACCAATATCGCTAACTTTTTCAAAAATACGTGGGACAATGTTAAAAAAGGCTTTGGCGAAATGTGGGACGGCATGAAACGTCTTGCTGGCGATGGTATTAATGCCGTGATCGCTCTCCCAAACGCTGGTATCGATGGTATCAATAAACTGATTTCTGATTTTGGCGGTAGCAAAGAAGCTATTTCTAAAATCCCTAAAGTTAAGTTTGCCGGTGGTACTGGTATGTTTAGCTCTTACCGAAACCCAATCACTAAGCCTACACTAGCTACGCTTAATGACGGCTACGATAGTCCGGAAACCAATAACCAAGAAATGGTAATTCTGCCTAATGGTAAGTCATTTTTGCCAAAAGGGCGAAATGTTGAGTACCTCTTGCCAGCTGGTTCGGAAGTCATCAACGCCAGTGAATTGGCCATGCTCATGGGTGTTGAACGTGGAGCGTTTGCGAAAGGCACAGGTTTTTGGTCTAAACTTTGGAACACTGCTACGAACGTAGCTGGTTCAGTTTGGGATACCATGAAGAACGGTGTTGACAAATTCATGAAAATGATTGAGTTTGTCGGTGATGTCGTTAAAGACCCAGTGGGAGCATTGGCTAAAAAATTCAGCCCTAACGCTGATAAGTTAGCTGGTATGTTTAACCCACTCGGGAATGCACTGTATAAGAAACCAGTCGAAGAAGCCAAAAACTGGTGGAAAGAACTTTGGTCTATGGCTAATGCCTCAATGGATGAAGGTACAGTGGCGATGGGTGCTAAAGGCGATGACTACCGATTCAAAGACAAAGCCAAAGACGCTGGAGCTGACCCTTGGGGTTACTTCTATCGTGAATGTGTGTCATTCGTTGCCAGTCGTTTAGCCAACCTCGGCGTTAAACCTAGCTTGTTTAGCCACCTTGGTAATGGTAACCAATGGATATCTGCCAGCGTGCCACACTTAAGCAGACCTAAACCGGGAACAGTAGCCGTCTACACCGGCGGACCAGTATCAAGTAACCACGTTGACTTTGTAACAGCGGTTCATGGAGACGCTTACGATGGTGAAGAATACAACTACGGAGGTAACGGTCAGTATCACCAATACGCTGGCCGTCACATCTCTAACGCTGCTACCTTCCTTGACTTTGGTGTTCGAGATAGTGGAAGTAGTGGCGGTGACGATAGCAAGCCTTTGAAGGACCGAAACAATCCACTTCAAACCTTGATTAAACGACAAGTTGGTGGCATGTTCGAATGGATTAAGAAAACCCTTGGTCCATTGCTTAGCCCTCCGGGTGGTGGTGAAGACGGCCCACAAGGCACAGGCGTTTCACGCTGGCGTGAGTCTGTAGTTAGAGCGTTGAAGGCTAATGGTATTGAACCAAATGACTTCCGTGTTTCTAAAATCTTGGCAACAATCCAACGTGAATCTGGTGGTGACCCTAACGTCCAAAACAATTGGGATAGTAACGCCAGAGCAGGACACCCATCTATCGGTTTGATGCAGACAATTGGTCCTACATTTAACAGCTACAAACACCCAGGACACAACAATATCCGCAATGGATATGATAACTTGCTTGCTGCAATCAACTACATCAAACATACTTATGGTACATCTGATGCAGCTTTTAACCGTGTCGCAGCTTACGGATATGCTAATGGTGGTCTAGTCCATAAGAACGGTGTCTATGAATTGGCTGAAGGTGATATGCCAGAGTATGTCATTCCTACAGATATTGCTAAACGTGGTAGAGCGTGGCAATTACTAACTGAAGCAGTGGCCCGTTTTGCTGGGGATGCCCCACAAGGCAATCACGACAGCACGCCAAACCATGAACGTGTTTCTGTTCTTGAAGAAAAACTGGATGTCATGATTGGTTTGCTAAGTCAGTTAGTAACTAACGGTTCTAACCCAACCGAGATCAGAAATATCATCGATGGTAGAAGCGTGTCAAACGGGTTAGCACCGTTTATGACAAAAGCGACAAATGAATACGAGCGCAGACAAGCGCTGTTAGGAGGTAGAATTATTTGATAGGAATGTCAGTCATTTTTGACGGTAAAAACTTAACCGAACTATTTAATGAAGGTCAAGGGCGTGCCGTTCCAGTAGATGTCACTAAAAACGTGGCATCAAATTTCAACAACAACTATCAAGACCAAGGACGTAGGCGCTATGGTCAGCAATTCCTATATAGCACCTTGTCCGTCAAGCAGATTCAAGTGTTATTTACGCTTGTTGGTAATTACGACTACTTCAATACCATCGCTGAAACGCTTGGTGGTTATCTAAATGTAGACAAACCGAAACCATTGATTTTCGGAGATGAACCTAATAAGGTTTGGGAAGCTATCCCGGTCGGTCAAGCGTCGCTTGCAGTAGACAAGAACACTGCACCGATTACTGCAACGGTAACGGTTACATTCGATGTTCCTAAAAGCTACGGTGAGAACAAGGCACAAGCCCTAGTAAGTAGTGATGGTGAAACCAAGTACGGCAGTATTAAAAAGGTATCGACTGGGCATTACAAGGCTACGTTGAAGAACTTTGGTACGGCTGAAACCTATCCAGATATTAAACTGAAGTTTAATTCAGAAAACAGCTGGGTTGGGATTGTGAAGTCTTCTAGTGAAAGCTATGAGATTGGCAATCCAAATGAAGCCGATATGCAAGATGTCAAAAAGTCTGAAATATTATTCGACTACGTTTCAAACAACTGGATTACCAATGGTTTCGCGGTTGGTGCTAAAAACCAAGGTCGATTCAATGATGATAGCCACTCACTCAACGGCACACTTGCTATTGATAATACATGGGGTAGGCCGCACATTGCCTTGACAAGCACTGGTGGCGGGGATAAATACCTACGAGGTAGCTCAATTACATGGGAGATCCCAGCGGACAGCAATGGTCAGAAAGGGGCTACCTATGAATATTTTTGGTGGAGACAAATCTTGTGGCTAGGTGCTGCAAATCAGTTTGGATTCATGAAAATTTCTGTAACGGATGCAAACGGTGTGTTTCTCTATGGCGTAGAGACTTACAAGCACACTAACGGTTTTGACTGCCATTATAATTTCCTAGCAGGAGATGGCAAAGGTGGTTATAAAATCCTCGATAGAAAACACTTCTATGGGACACACGTTTCAACAGCAAATCCATTCAACGAGCCACAGGGTTGGTCCGATGTCCAGCGTTTTGATGATGTATTGCAATTCTATTGGCAGGGTTCTTATCCAAGATTTACCGTACCGGAAATCAAAGGTAAGAAGTCGGCTAGAATTAGTGTCGGTATTTTTGGTATCAAAGACTGGCCGTTGATCACACACTTGTATCTTGATAGTTTCGTCTATCGAAAGGATTACATCAACAAAGAAGAAGATATCCCTAACCGTTTCCGTAAGGGTTCTATTCTCGAAGTTGACATGGCTAAAGGCAAAACTTACGTCGACAATCTGCCTGCTCTTAATGAGCTAACTTACCTGTCCGAACCGTTCAGTATTGGTACTGGTGATACAGAAATCGATATCTACACATCGAGTTGGTCAAGGACTGACCCGACTATTGAAATTACATGGAAGGAGCGTTTCATTTAATGCAAATTTGGATTCATGACAAGGACATGCGTAAGGTTTGTGTTTTGAATAACAACGTTCCTGGCATCCTACCTTATTCTAACAGTCAGTGGCATAGCTATCTTGAATACTCAACCAGCACATTCGATTTCACAATTCCTAAGATTGTCAATGGGGAACTGCATGAAGATGTAGTTTACATCAACGATCAGATGTATGTGTCATTTTTCTACGATAATAGCTATCACGTTTTCTATGTGTCACAGTTAGTTGAAAACGATGATAGTTTTCAAGTGACATGCAACAATACCAACCTTGAATTAGCACTTGAACAGGCAGGAGCGTTTAAAAGTGATAAGCCACAAACCATAGCATGGTATCTTGAAAAAAATACATTGCTTGAATTTGCAAATATGGAAATTGGAGTCAATGAAGTATCAGATAAAACAAGAACTTTAAGTTTCGAGCAGCAAGATACCAAGTTAGAACGATTACATAGTATCATGGCTCAATTCGATGCGGAATTTTCATTCCGAACCGAACTGAATAGAGACGGTACAGTCAAGCATTTTATTATCGACATTTTTCAACAACCAGATGATAATCATCATGGTATTGGTAAAGTTCGTGGGGATGTTGTTCTTTATTTCCAAAACGAATTGAAAGGCGTGCAAGTCACTAGTGATAAAACGCAACTTTTCAACGCTGGTAATTTCATTGGACAAGATGGCGTTAACCTAAACGATGTCGAATTTGAGGAAAAGAACGAGCTAGGACAAGTAGAATTTTATTCTAAGCGTGGTAATAGTTTAGTATTCGCTCCGCTGTCTAGGGAACGCTACCCATCTACCATGAATCCAGGCAATGCTGATAACTGGACACGCAAGGACTTTGAAACCGAGTACAAGGATGTTAACGCTTTGAAAGGCTATGCCTTGCGTACCATCAAGCAGTATGCCTATCCACTCATGACCTACACGGTTGATGTCCACTCTAGTTTCATGGAAAACTACAGGGACGTTAATTTAGGCGACACTGTTAAAATTATCAATAATAATTTTAGGGGTGGTCTAGCCCTCGAAGCTCGTGTCACTGAAATGGTAATCAGCTTTGACATGCCGTTGAATAACTCGGTTGTTTTTTCTAATTACCGTAAAATTGTGAACAAGCCATCGTCTGATTTGCAACAACGAATTGATGAAATCGTAGCTAGAGCCTTGCCATACCGTGTCGAGATCACGACTACCAACGGTACAGCGTTTAAGAATGGCGTTGGTCGTTCTACTGTCAGACCAGTCTTGAAACAAGGCGACAAAACAGTTAATGCGACTTGGCGTTTCGTAATTGACGGTACCATTAAATACGTGGGTATGACCTACGACGTGGTAGCGTCAGAGATTACTCAACCGACATCCTTGACGGTTTCCGCATGGGTAGATAACAAAGAAGTAGCTTCAGAAGAAGTTACTTTTTTAAATGTCTCAGACGGCACCAAAGGCGATACCGGTGCTAAAGGTGACAAGGGCGAACGTGGTGACAGAGGTCTCATGGGCTTGCAAGGACCGAAAGGTGACCAAGGTATCCCCGGTGTTAAGGGTGCTGACGGTAAAACCCAGTACACCCACATTGCTTACGCTGATACCGTGTCTGGTAGTGGTTTTAGCCAAACCGACACTAATAAGGCGTTTATCGGCATGTACCAAGATTTCAATACTACGCATAGTCGGAATCCACAAGACTATCGCTGGTCTAA